CCTGTAGGCAGACCATCAATCGTAGGGGAGAGAGGTCCAGAATTGTTTGTACCTTCTACTGCTGGAACAATTATTCCAAATCATTCTTTAGGTGGTGGCGTAACAAATAACATTGTTGTTAATGTAGATGCATCAGGTTCTAATGTAGAAGGTAATGAAGGTCAAAGCAGAGAGCTTGGCCTTGTTCTTTCTACTGCAATACAGGCACAACTAATACAAGAAAAACGACCTGGAGGTTTACTTGCATAATGGCCACATTTCCATCATTCACACCAACATATTCTAGTTTTAGAAAAAAATCAGAACCAGTAAAAAGACTTGTACGTTTTGCAGATGGTTACGAGCATAGGGTTTTGTTTGGACTAGCTAGTCATCAAAATCCAAAAGTATATGATTTAGAGTTCAACGAATCTGAAGAAGATGCAGATGTTATTGAGGCATTTTTAGATAGTAGAGCTAATGACCAAGCAAGCTTTACTTTTACACCACATGGAGAAGGTGTATCAAAAACAGGTACTTACAGTCAATCAGGAACCACTGTTACAATCACTGTAACCAAACATGGTATAGCTATTGGCGAAACTGTAACTCTTGATTTTACAACTGGTTCTGCAACAGACGGAACATTTATTGTTGCATCTTCTGCTGATCAAAATACTTTCACTGTTACTGCTGGTTCAAGTGCTACCAACAGTGGTAATGTATCTGTTACTGTTTCTGGTGCTAAAAAGTTTGTTTGCGAAAGCTGGACAAAAACAATACCTTACAATAATAGAGCCAGAATTAACACAACATTTAGAGAGGTATTTGAACCATGAGCAGTAGTGTTATTAGTGATATTCAATCAATAAATCCATCATCAATTATTGAATTATTTACACTTACAACTACTGCAGCTTTGCATGGGTCTGCAACAACATATAGATTTCATGCGGGTTCAAGTTTAAATGCTAATGGAGAGATTGTTTGGGCTGGAAATACTTACCAAAGATTTCCTGTACAAGTAGAAGGTTTTGCATACCAAAAAGGCCAAATACCAAGACCAACTTTAACTGTTAGTAATGTTCTTGGAACTATTACTTCAATTTTACTTACTGTTAATCAAACAACTACTGGTAATGATTTAACAGGTGCAACCTTAACAAGAATACGAACACTTGCCAAATTTATTGATGCTGTAAATTTTGCTGGTAATGTAAATCCCTACGGCACACCAGACCCAAACGCTGAATTTGCACAAGAGATATATTCGATTGATAGAAAGTCACAAGAGACAAGAGAGGTTGTTTCTTTTGAACTTGCTGCACCAATTGATCTTGCTGGTGTTCGTGCGCCTAAAAGACAATGTACAAGGGCAGAATTTCCTAGCATTGGCCGAATAAAAATATGAGTTGGAAAGATGTTGCATTGGCTCATGCAAAAGAGCAAGACCCAAAAGAGTCTTGTGGTTTATTAATAGATATAAAAGGAAAAGAAAAATATTTTGCTTGTAAAAATTTATCAAATTGGTCAAATCAATGTTTTATTATTGACCCTATTGATTATGCAAAAGCAGAGGATACCGGAAAAAT